TGCAAATTTACCATATAATGATCCATTAACATTAATATCTCTATTATATCCACCATCAAAACTAATCTTATAGAAAGTTTGACCATATCCAACCGATATTTTTTCAACATCAGTTATTGGAGAATATGCTTTCCCTATTTCACTATCAAACTTATATGCATCTTGATATAATGTTGCATTTTCTAAATTTGAAGGGTCTCCTTCTACTGCTTCTACAACTAAACTATTAACAATTCTATATTGAGCATCAGAAGGTGCAACTAGAAAATCTCTAGGTTTAATTATTTGTACATCTTCATTATATAATGCTTTAAATAAAATTTCAAACGATATATCTGTGCCCTTACTTAGATAAAAGTCTTTTGACTGTTTTATAAAAAGATTTTGATCTAATTCTGGAGTTAGTGATCTTTCTTCAAATCCAGGTGCTAATTGATGTTTTGTTTTTAATAAAAATTCTTTTAAAAATAAACAACTTAAGTTTTTAATTGTAGACTTATCTTTATGATCTTCAGATTCAGTTTCTTTAAATACTACTTCTTCTTTATTCAGTTCACTCTTGTATGAAGTGATTCCAACAAATCCTCTAATACATCCAGTAAACGAAAACTCAGTTTTTCCAGTATATGTAATTACTTCATCATCTATCTGCAAAAGACCATAAGAATCTGGAAACCCATTAGTTCCATATGGAGATCCTGCAACATCAACATTTATAGTTTCCGCATCAAACTCAATATCCCCATTTAACAATACAGATTCATTCAAATTTGTAGTATTATCTAATTTGATATATCTGTCAATATTTTGAATCAGATCAACTGGTCCACCTTGATACTCTTGCCCAAGATAATACTGTTTTAAAAATTGAGATATAAGAGGATAATCTTCCTGCACATAAGTGGGAAGTTGGTTAGATACGATAGTATTAAACTGAACTCTAGTTTCTGACATGTTATGATTTTATCTTCTTAGTATGAGATTGAACCTGATGAGGATGATCCAGATGTAGATATGGATGTTTGTGTTGATGTTTGTGTTGATGTGGATGCCTGTTGAGTAACTACATTAGAAGTAGAAGCAGAAGAACCTCCAACTCCATTTCCAGTTACAATATTTGTATCCGGACCCCCAGAACGGACTAGATTACCATTTGAGTAACTAGAAGATACAATATAACTTGATGCAGATGGATCTAATCCAGATGCTATATCATCAACAACAGTTTCAAAAATACTGCTACTTATATCTAGTTGCAAATAAAGATCCTGTAATCCAACAACATCATTTGAAGTTGGAGTTGCTTCAATTTCAATAACTGATTGACCATCTTTAGTCTTTCCAGCCAAAACATTTACTGGATTTAAAGTAACAGTGCCACTTACATAATTAATTGTTCCAACATTACGTCTTACAATAGTTGGTGTTTGAGACCCTACTGATGGTAATGTGAACAAGAACAAAGATCCTGTTACTCTATTTGTATCAGGTATATCTGATAGATATACATTTGATTGAACTCCAGCAATTCTAAATGCTGAAGTCTTAATGTTATACCCACTCATATTTTTAATATGAAAAGAATTTCCAAAAGAAATTTGATATTCTGCGAAAGTGTCTAAAACAACTCTCAAATCTCTTCTCATTGCCACAGTTGTGATATTTGAAGTCACTGATTCATGACTATCATCAACCATTTTTAAGAATTTACTATACTTAAATCTTGCACCATATTTGTTTAGCTCAGTTGACTCAGAATATTTTGTCGTATTGTTTTGAACAATAGTAGAAACATATGCAGATGATGGTGCAAAATTAGTATTGTAGTAAATTTTTGTATTTACTTCCAGATACAAATATTTCAAATCTAAAATCTCTGGTACAATACCAGCAACAGAATATTTCTTCAATTTTGTTTTAATATTTTCTTTGATCAAATTAGGAATAAAATCACCAAATCTTGGTTTAATACTAATGAATACCTTACCATATTGTGGTGGAACTAATTCCTCACCACCAAAAACAGAGATTGATTCAGTTTCTGGATAAATTTTTGCGGGAATAATCGTTTCATAGTCATTTGCAGTTAATGCTCTATTCTGAGAAGCATAAATTCTTGGTGCAAACTTCTTAATCGACTCTACACCTTCAATAGATTCTCCCCCAGATGCAGATATTCCTGTAGTTAGAAGTGAAATACCAGCAGTTACTGTATATTCTTGAGAATTTCTTGTATAAACCAATCTTCCTGCAAAAGTAAATTGATTTACTCCATTTGCAGCATCACCACTAGATGTAATATAATTTACAGTAATAAAATTATTATCTTCAAGTTTATTTCCAAAAATACCATCACCAAAAATAACTTGATATCTTTCATCTTCAACTTCTTGAAGGTAATATACTTTAGAATCAGATTTGATGTCAAAAAGACTATCTTGGCGACTATATGTTACACTCTTAGTTGATTGTTCATTTGGTCTTACACTAACTGATATTAGATTAGTATCAATTCCTGGATTTTGTAAAACAAACTTTTGATTTGGAGTTCTTGCACTATTTGTAAAGTTTGAAGTTAATAGACTTCCTTCGTATATGAAAATATCATTAAATGATGCAATAGAATCAACAACAGGGACTGTTATATCTTCTAGTATACAGAAAGTATATGACTGCCTACCAAAAGAACCTTGACTAGTAGCTACAATACCTTTCTTAAGAGTGATTGTACTAGGTACAGGTGTTATATTTGATGTATCAACGAAAAAACTAACAGTTGATGATGCTGCTTTTCTTGATCTGGGAAGATATCCAATATTTCTTGCTAAAGATACGACATTCTCTCTTAATGTCGCACTATCAATAAACACTTCGTTTGCGACCATGTTCGCATTGTATGAAGTGATGTAGGTGTTATATGCCAAAACATCGAGGATTGTTGAAAGGTTAGACCCTTCAAAATCATAGTCAGTGAAATTGGAGTTTTCCTTTAGATATTCTCTAAGTGTTGTTTTAACCTGACCAAAGTCTAGGTTTGTGAAATTAGCTAGTGGCATTTTTACCTAGTTTGTTGCAAAACAAATTGTAATTCTTGTGGTGGTATATCAGCTCCAATAATTTCGTATGTTAGAACAACATCAAAACTATTGTTATCAAAATCAGGAGAAGTTACAACTTTTACTGTATCAACCCTTGGTTCAAAGTTTTCAATAGATTCAGTAATTTGATCTTTAATGATTAATGCTGATAATTCATCAATATTATCGAAAAGTGATCTGTTGATGTTAGATCCAAACGATTCATCGAAAAATTTCTCACCAGGGATTGTAAATACAATGTTTCGTATAGAACGAGCAATTGCATTTTCATTTTTAAGTGTAATAATATCACTAGTCAGAGGATTACTCTGAAAAGTCATACTGATATCCTTAAAACCCTGACTTACCCTTTCTAAAGGCACAAGAATGCTGCGATTATATCTTATTTATTAAGGTATCAGATCAAAATTCATTGAGTGTCATTGGATCAGTCTCTGAGATGACTTCATCAACCTCAAAAAGGTCAGTTTCCTTAAGGGAATCACGTTTTTTGGGTGTCTGATTGTCATTTGCAATCTCACGAAGCATCTTCTGATGCTGATTATTCGCTAAATTGTCTAAAAAATCATGATTTTCCATCAGTTTCCTCTGTTTTTGGTAGATTTTCTCTTTCTTTTGCTGTTTTCCAAAAATATTCGTCTTCACGACCCATTCCAAGTCTCTCAAAACCATTTTCAACTTGGTAATATTCAGTCGAAACCTTAAAATCAGGCATTTTTGGTTCAACAGGTGTTAAACTATTATCAAAAATACGCATTCTATTATTTGGATACAATGCATATTGCCCATTATCTAGTTCGATTAGATTATGTGACTTATGTTCTGCTGGATTCTCACTTGTTGCATAATCAATCACATCAGGATCTTGATGATAGTTGTCTAATGTACAAACATATGTACCTTTCTGTATGCCAAAGTCTCTTGTATACAATTCATAGTCCATACTACCAATAAATTGCTTACATGTTGCAACAACACCATAATCCATACAGTTCCAGAACTGTAGGTTAGGAAGGTCCATATCGGGGTCTGGGACCTCTGGAGACGAGAGGAAGGCACTAATAGGTAGTTTATCATACATTGCGGCATATTCAGGTAAATATGTCTCAAAATAAAAAGTGCGCCCAGGCATCGATTTACACGATACCCAAACGCCTTTTACAAATTCACCATGACCACTTTGATGGTCAGTTAGATATTCTTTACGTACCCATACTTCCACTGCAGGAAGATTGCATATAAGTGCAGCCATGATGTATTCATATAACTACACTATTTACCTTGTCCACGATAACGCTTCTTTGCTCCATTACGAGACGACGCGGCGTATTTCGTATGCTTACCATTCCCTTGACGAGTTTTTTTCGGGAGAGGTTCAATAAAATCCCCTCCTGATAATGATTTACTTCTTGCTGCCATAATAATCTCCTAATCAAATAACACGCATCTTTTCATGACCCACACGAATGCGAGGATCACACCAAATATCATATCCCATCTCTTTAGCATCTAAACAGAATGAGACATCCTCACCACACATGTCCTGAACACTCCCACTCTCAAAGACTTGCATCTTAGGTGCAAACCAAGGGTATTCCATTTCTTCAAAGACTCCCTTCTTAATCATAACCCATCCAAATCCTGTGTAATCAACAGTAAATGGTTTGCGTCGTTTTGAGATTGATTCGACAGTTTCGTGATTCATCACTCCACCATTCTTACGGAAATCATCTTCTTCTAACCAGTGTGCGACTGATGTTGTGACACCATCTTCAGTTGCATACCAACCTGCAGTAATGCCTCTCTCGTCACCCTCTGCTGGAACACTTAAGTCACACAACTGCCAAAACTTGTTTGTGTCAAATACAATATCACTATCAATCCATAATTGATAATCATACTCTAACTTTCCATCCCATGGAATTTGCTTAGGTCCACGTAATACATTCGCACCTAAACATTTGCATCGTGCAAAGTTTACCATGGAACTATAATCTTGACTGATCTGAATACTCATTCCATTCTGTACCATATCAAAGCACAGTTGTACAAAGTTCTTCAGAAATGTAAATGAACATCCACGACCAGGCAGACAAAAAACAATCGTCTTGCCCTTCATCCTTTCCTTAATAGCCGCAATGTCCCACTCTTCTGTTTTCTTTGGTTTGGGTGCCGTTGCCTTTACAGTAAATCCTTTTGCCATAACGTGTTGGTTACTTCAGTTCAATTATAACTCGTATTATGTAGTATGTCAATAACTATCTGACCCATCTGGTTCTGTAGAAGAAACCGCACTTACTCCATGGGTGCGATTACATTCCTCATACGACAAATCCTCAAGTTGATAATCAGTTTGCATTAAACCAACCATCCCCTTGAGGGTTCTCCATGTATTATTAAATTGTATTTCACTTAGATTGTTATATAAACACTCTTCTTTTGCATAGATGTGATAAACCTTTTCCATAAGAATTTTTTTACGCGGAATTTTTTTTCTAATTATGAATTCGTCTTTCGCATTATATATCAAGGTCGATCTGTCACCTCTGTAGGTTAGGGTAGTAGGTCGTTTTTATATACGGCAACGCGGCACGCAACGATAACAACGCCGCCCATAAACACTGCCGATTCACTGTATTATAACACGGAGACTAACTGATGTCAACCCCCGTGCCACTAAGTATCACATAAGACTGCTATATCACCACCGGACAGGCACACTCAGGTCCTCTACGTAACTGTCAATCAACTGCTCATTTCCCTCCAGTTCGAAGAGGTTCTCCCAATCAATGTTGTGTGGGTTGAAGTCTTCCATCACCTCTAGATCCAGGGTGATTCTGTAACGCTGCTTCTGTGCCTGACTGATAGCGACTGACATAAGTGGTGTCCCGGTGGTGATGACTTAACAAGTATAGTATGCCTGAGAGATATTGTCAATCTTCCAATCAATATTTATAAGAAACACTGATATTTTTGTGTTGTCAATCCCTGGTAAAACTTATCAGCGCCCCCTTGACATTTCTCGGAGGTTCGTGTTAGACTGCTGCCTAAGATCACTACTCTATGACACAT